CTGGTTTAAAGATGTTGGATGCATCTAATGAACCCGATGAATTACCAGCTCCGATGATGGTATGAATTTCATCGATAAACACGATGATATCAGGGTTTTCATACAATTCATCCAAGATAACCTTTAAACGTTCCTCAAATTGACCACGATATTTGGTACCAGCGACAATAGAGGTCATATCTAAAGATACGATTCTTTTATCACATAGGTTTTGAGGACAATCACCTTCAAAAATCTTCATTGCCAAACCTTCAACGATGGCTGTTTTACCAGCACCTGGTTCACCGATAATAATGGGGTTATTTTTCTTTCTACGTGAAAGAATTTGTGCGATACGATTAATCTCACGCTCACGACCTACCACAGGGTCTAATTTACCTTCCTCAGCATGTTTAATTAAGTCACGTGCAAAGTTATCCAAAACAGGTGTTTTAGAGTCGGTCATTCCTTTGGACTTACGTCCACCTTTTTCATTAGGGTCTACTGATTCAATCATATTCTATCTATTATTTTATTCTTCAAATATAACAAAAACTGTGTAGTAATCAAACATTTGTCATTATGTCATATAATTTATCATCAACATGACATTTTGTCTTTTCAAATTATCAAAAAGTGAAAAAACGACATATTTTAGTGATTGGCACATTTTTGGCCTTTTGTTGAGTACAAAGATAAACAATAAAATTTAAAAAACTAAAAAAATGTTTGGAAAAAGAAGATTTAACAACATGTTCGGAGATTTTGACTCATTATTTAATGAGATTAATTCTGCATTTAACACACCTCAGTATGTTACTGGTAAAAGAAACGTAGAAACTGGTAGTGACGGTAATGGTGAATGGACAAAAGAAAGTTTTGTTTCTGATGATGGAACGTATGTGGTTACAACTTTAATTAGAAACAATACTAATGGTGGTAAAACACAACAATCAAACAATAAACTACAACAGTTGAAGTCTAAATTGGAAACTGCGGTTGAGTCTCAAGAGTTTGAGAAAGCGGCAGAACTAAGAGACCAGATAAAAAGTCTTGAAGTAAACCAAGAAAAGATTGATGATTTAAAACAAAAACTTAAAGAGTCCATTGAGAATGAAGACTTTGAAGAGTCTATTAAATTAAGAGACCAAATCAAAAATCTTGAATCTTAATTCATTTAACCCCTCCATGTGAGGGGTTTTTTATTTTACGATATATTTATATGTAAAAGAATTTAATTATGAAAAGATTATTTAGAATAGACGAATCTGAAAAAGATAGAATTTTAGGGATGCATAAGTCAGCCATTTCTAGACAATATCTTAAGGAGCAAGAGAATGACGCAACTGACCAAGCCGATGCTGGTGAGGAGACATCTCAAGAAACTACTACTGACCAAACATCATCACAAGAAACATATAGTTGTGATGAAGTAGATGAGTACCTTAAAGATGAGGGTGTTAAAAAGTGGATAGACAATTTGAAGGTTAACAGATGGGTAGTACAAAAGGGTACGCAGGTTTACGATGATAGAACAGGTTATGAAGGTGCCAAAAAAGTCATTGCAGTCATCCAATGTAAATTAGAAATGGAACCTGATGGTATTTTTGGTGACGATACTAAAGATAAAGTTGAGGCTTTCCAAGTTGAAAATGGTTTAAAGAAAGATGGTAAAGTAGGTAAGAATACAATCGCTAAATTATTTGAAACTGAGTCAGAAACTGATACTGAAACTGAGAACAATAATCAAAACGAATGTTACATGAGTCTTGGTAGAGAACCTATTGAAGGTCAAGGTGAAGAAATGGCAGGTTATGAAGTTACACGAGTAGTAGAAGATGAAAATGGTAATAAAAAAGTTTTTGGTTTTAATACTAATGGTAGTGGTAATCTAAATAAAGGTGCTGGTGAACAAAGTAACCCATTTAAATGGAGTTGTGAGAACGGTGAACTTAAATTTTGGCAAGAAGTCCAATTTTAAATAAAAAATATATAATAACAGAAACCCCTCCCAAAAAGAGGGGTTTTTTATTTTACATTAATTCTTATACTTATCTAAAAAATATGTTATGGCTATTAAGAGTGAAAAAATCGATGGTAAATTAATCATCAACGAAATTGAATCTTCTAATCTTAAAAAGACAGTATATGATACTGGTGAAGAAAAATTAACCGCAACATTTAAAAGTGGTGTTGAATATGAATATGAAAAAGTCCCACATAAGATTTACACCAAATTTAGAATGGCGGAATCGCAAGGAAAATTCTTTAACATGGAGATTGCTAAGAATTACAAATACAAAAAAATCACAAAGTAAATCTTCTAACTATTTATAATAGATGGAAAACTTTGGTAAGATATTATCTAGCTTCAATGTTAAGGATGAATTAAACCCTACCATTTGGGAAAATCCCGAATCACCTTCTGATGCTAAAATGAAGGAAGATATACGTTTGCGTCTTATTGAAATTGCGGATAAGTTCATTGAGTTTTTAGGATATGATATTTTTATTCAAGACATTACGATGACAGGTTCTCTGTCTAATTATAATTGGTCTGAATTCTCAGATATTGATTTACACATCATGTATGATTTTAATGAGAGTGGACCTGAAAAAGAATTATTTCAAGATTTATTTAAATTAAAGAAAACATTATTTAACTCCACTCACGACATCACAGTAAAGGGTTATGAGGTAGAACTATATGTTCAAGATACTAATGAACCACATATATCAACAGGTGTTTATTCGGTATTATATGATGAGTGGATAGTTGAACCGTCAAAAGAAGAGGTAGAAATAGATACTAAGATTATTAAAGAAAAGGTAGAACAATGGCAGGATATGATTGATACTGTTATTGAGGATATCGAATCAGGTGATGAAGATTTAGAAGAAGGTCTATTAAAGATAGATAAGTTAAAAGATAGACTAAAAAAATACCGTCAATCAGGATTAGAAAAGGAGGGTGAATATTCGTATGAAAATTTAGTTTTTAAGTTTTTAAGACGAAGTGACTACATTCAAAAATTGTTTGATTTCCAAAATAATTTTGTGGATGACCGTCTTTCATTAGCCCAATAAATAAACTATAATTATATTGTAAGATAAGAAAAAACGGAAATTCTTAACTTATGATATATTTATTATAAAAAACTATTATGGCTATTACTGCATGTACAAACAATGAATACGTAATTTATACGGGTGGAACTGAGACTCCACACGCTATTTATACTGAGGCTGACGGAACAGAATCAATTCAGTGTAATACAGTTAAACTTGGTGGTAATGGTCTTTATAATTAAAAATTACTAACTAAAAAATATAAAAATGGCAGACTTAAGACCTTTAGGTAGTGAAAAATTACAAGGACAAGATAAGATTACAAGAATTCTTGAAATTGCTAATTATGGTTCAAAACCATCTACTGTAAACGAAAGTAAATCATCTTCAGCCGATTATTCTATTCAATTGGCGGATGGTAACTTTTACGGAATCGTAAAAGAAAAATCAGGATACATTGTAAAAAGAGGTATCAACGAATCTGAGTTCGACTATATGGAACCAATGAAGAATCGTAAATATCATAAATCATTTTCACAAGCGATGAAGAAAATTAACTTGATGGCGGGTGAATTAAATAGACTTCATGAAAATGAAGAAGGTATCAACTTAATTGGTGAACAAAAGAAATTTGTTCTTAAAACACCAAAACCTGAACCTGAAGCGGCACCTGCACCAGCTCCTGCACCTGAAATGGATGTAGATATGGATGTTGAAGAACCAATGGGTGATGAAGAGTTGGATTTAGACTTAGATATGGACATGGATTCTGAAGAACCGATGGGTGATGAAGAAATGGACATGGATATGGACATGGAAGAACCTATGGGTGACGATGAAGAAGGTTCATTTAAAGCAATTCAAAAGTTAACAGGTAAGTTAGGTCAAAAACTAAGAACGTTTGATAAAAATCAAGGTTTGTCTTCTGAAGATATTAAGTATGTATTAAACTCAATTATATCTGCCGTTGAGTTGGAAAAACTTTCAGAAGAAGATAAAGAAGATATCTTAGCTAATTTTGAAGAGGAAGAAGTTGACTACGGTATGGACGGAGACGTTGACGTTGATGTAGATGCTGGTGAAGAAGATTTAGATTTGGATTTAGACTTAGATATGGACATGGAAGAACCTGAAGGTGAAATGGCTGAAGGAGATTCTATGAAAACTATGGTTGATGAGTTATTTGGTGAATCAAAAGTAGATAAAGTTTTATCAAAATACTTTGTAATAACTGAAGAAGAAAAACAAATCACTGAATCTAAAAAGATTAAAAAATTCTTAACTGAAAAAGTTAAAAACATTACAGTTAAAAAAGAAATAAAGAGACTATCAGAAACTATCGAACAAGAATTAACTTCTGAGTTCTTAGTTAAAGAAAACGATAACATCAAATTCTTAGGAAAAACAAATAAAGACAATTTGGTTTTTGAAGCTGATGGTAAACAATTTAAAGTATCTCCAAACGGTGAGTTACTATGAATTTAGTTTATGTAAATGAACTAGGACCCAATTATAAGGGTGATAACATATATGAATTCATCTTTTCAGATGTAGACGATGTATGGGGTGATGAATGGGATGCACAACCAGCAAATGGTAACCCTTCACCACCCCATATTCAGTTTATAAAAAAGGTGGGTGTATTAAGAAATTCAGGTATTGAATTACATTTAATACAAAATTCAGACTTCTTTGGTGTGTATGATGCAATTGACCGTGTTATTGCATTGGCTTGGGAGGATGAAGATAGTGAAGCCGTTGTAAATGATAAATTTACAAGGTTGGTTTTCCACTACGGTGAGAGTGTAAAATCAGTTGAAGATAAAATATATGAAAGAGACATTGTTTTGTCTTATGAAAAAAGTTTTATAGAAGATGGACACGAAGAATAAAATAATGGGATTACTAAAAGAGGGTTTTAAGTTAACCACTCTTAAAAAGTTAGACGAGAAACAAATTAACGTCCTTTATAAGAAAGTTGTAAATGAACAAGGTACCGCTAAAAAAGTTATTGACGCGGCGGCTGCTTCTGAAATGTTAGCAAATAATCTTGAAAAAGCTAGTGAAATGTTAGAGACTGATGAACTAAATGAATGGGGTTCTTCAGACCAAAACATTATGAACGCATCAATTCATCGTGATATGGGTGAACCTGAAACAATGCCAAGTCCTTTTGATGATAGATTAGAATCCGCGGCTCAAGAGGCAGTTGATTTCTATTGGGATGATTGGGAAGAATACGAATCAGACTATCATGGTTTAGTGGATGATGCAAAAAGAAGATATTTGAGAAGTTATTTCCCTGAGTACTATTCTGCTATGGTAAGAATGTTTGAACCCGTTAGAGATGTTGACCCTTACGATGTTGATATTGATTTAGATGGTGAATTGGGTGAAAGTCAAATATCTAATGATTTAGATAAAATGGCGGGTGTTGACCCTAATGAAGACCCAAATCCTGAAGGAAACGAAGATGGACCATCAAATTATGGAGTTAATCCTAAAAAAGATAAATCTATGAACGATGGAATGGGTATCGATGAATCTAAAAAGAAACCATCAAAAATGAAAACACCTATAACCACTTTAGGTATGTTTGAAGATGAGATAAAAGAAAAATTTCGTTCAAAAGCACAACAAGGATATTTCTTTGCAAAATGTGAAGAAGAAGGTTCAAAATCTAAATGGTGTGAATGGGCTCGTGAATTTGCCGATGACACTAAAGACTTTAGTAAGTTACCTGATAAGGTAGAAACTAATGAAGGTACTAAATGTTGGAAAGGTTACGAAAAGAAAGGTATGAAAACAATGTTTGGTAAAAGAGTTCCTAACTGTGTGAAAAAAGAAAGTAAAGAAGAAAAAGTTAGACAAATAGAAGAAACTATTGTATCTTTGATTAAGAATTACAAGAAACCTACTATGACTAAGAAAGATTTATTGGAAATGTCACCAGGTACTAAAGAGGCACCTGTTAAAACACCTACACGTACAAAACCTGATAGAAAGAGTCCTTATAAACCAAAACATAAGCCAGCCCCTAAGGCTAGTGGTGAAGTTGAGATACCAAGTTTCCTTAAATTTGACAACTTAAATATTACATTTAGAGATGAGTAAGAACGTAAAAGAACAAATCGAATATGATGGTCCTGAAAGAATGGACCCAGGAATTCAGTCAAAATTAGAGAAGGGTGAGACGCCAATGTCTGACAACCCTGCATTACCTCGTAAAGATGATGATGAATTTGATAATTCATTTGAACAACTTATTGCTTCTAAAAGATTTAAGGATGTTGTTGAAAAGGTAAAAAGATATACTGGTGTTCAAGAGGTCAGTCAAAATCAACTTATGAACTTGCAAATGATGATGATGCAAGCGGTTCAAAAGGTAAAGCAGATTGAATCAAACAACGAAGGTTATTTGGAACAATTGGCGGTTGATTTAGTAAAACAAGAAATGTCACTACCTGACGATGCCTTCCAATACGATGTGGAGTTAACATCTATGCCTGGACAAATTGATATGTCGGGTATGAAAACAGACTCAGAAGAATTGGATGATGAAGATGTTGTTGAACAATTTGGTGTTTCTGAAGATGAAGCTGAAGATGATTTAGAAAACTTCATGGCAGCTTTTGAAATGTTTGATTTAGAAAAAGCTAAAAGACGTTTTATTAACTCACTAATTCAGGGAGCATCTAAAAAAGGACATTACATGTTCCACTTAGTTGAAGAACAATTAAATACCATTAATCCTGAGTTATTAAATCTTTATGGTGTGTTGATGTCTATTAATGATTTATTGTATTGGATTTTACCTGACCAAATGGTTATGAACGCAGCACAAAGTGGACAAGGTATGGAAGGTAAAGAAGAAGTTGACGAAACTACTGACCCACCAACAATTAAAGCCAAGGGATTATTCTTCCCTATTTTGGTTCACGAACTTGTGAAGGGTGTATATGAGGTAATGGGTACTCAAGGATTACCTGACGACCCTAAAGCTGCCGATATGGTAATGAGTCAAACAGATACTCTACCTTATGAGATATGGGATTTACGTTTAGGACCTGTTATTTGGGAGAAGTTTACTCAAGCATATCCTGATAAGTTATATGAAGACGATATGAGAGAAATTCAAAATTATTTATTCTCTCGTTTTTCAGCACTTACAACTGAAGAATTTTTTGAGGTTGCGAAGATGATTTTATCAGGTTCAGATGAAGGAAAGAAGATTGTATCCAATATGGTTGATGAAATCATTGAAGAGTTGAAAGCTGAAGATTATGAAGATGCGATGTCTCAATTTGATGATGACGATGATGATGATGAGGACGGTCTTGCAGGTTTCTTGGGTGATTTAGGTATTTCTTTATCATAAAATAGAATTATTATGTATAGATGGGTTTATCACGTGAACAAGCTTTATTGGAATATGCCAAATGTGTAAAAGATACTCCTTACGCATTAAAAACCTATCTACAAACTTACGATAACACTCAATCACAATACGTTCCGTTAGAATTATTTCCTGACCAAATTAATCTTATTAATGATTACGACACTTATGAGGAAAATATTGCCTTAAAGTATCGTCAAGCGGGTGTATCAACAGTTACCGCTGCGTGGTCATCTAAAAAGTTGGTTACTGCCTCTAAAAAGAAACCTGAGAAAATTCTAATCATTGCAAACAAATTGGATACCTCAATGGAGTTTGCAAATAAGGTTAGGTCTTTTGTTGACCAATGGCCAGCATGGTTTGGTATCACATTTTCTGCAGAAAAAAATTCACAACGACATTTCAAACTATCAAATGGATGTGAGGTAAAAGCCGTTGCGACATCAAAAGATGCACTTCGTGGTTATACCCCTACAATCCTTATTTTTGATGAGGCAGCCTTTATTGATGCGGATGATGACTTCTGGTCTGCGTGTATGGCATCACTTTCTACGGGTGGTAAAGTAATTGTAATATCTACCCCTAACGGATTTGACCCTATCTATTATACCATTTACGACCAAGCTTTAAGAGGTATGAACGATTTCAAAATAACTGAAATGTTTTGGTATCGTGACCCTCGTTATGCGAAGGACTTCAAACTCATTAAGTGTAAAGACATAGTTCATTATTTACTAAACCGTGAGGATTATAACGACAGTGAAATCACTATAGATTATTCTAACGTACATCCTCGTGAAAGGAACTATGAGGAGATTAAAGAAAAATTATTAGATGGATACAAAGCTTATTCTTCATGGTTCGAAGGTATGGCTAAAAAACTTAAATTCGATAGAAGAAAAATCGCACAGGAATTGGAATGTAACTTCTTGGGTTCAGGGGATAACGTTATCCCAAATGAAACGATTGAAGTTATTAAAGAAAAATTTATAAGAAAACCTGAAAATAAATTTATGGGAGGTGCCTTATGGCAATGGAAAGAACCTGTACAAGGTCATAAATACATTATGGGTATTGACGTTTCTCGTGGTGATAGTGAGGATTTCACGACATTTACAATTATAGACTTTGATGAAAGGGAACAGGTATTGGAATACTTAGGTAAGGTACCACCTGACGTTGTTGCTGAGATTGCATTTAAATGGGCTACAATGTATAACGCATTTATTGTTATTGATATCACTGGTGGTATGGGTGTTTCCACATCACGTAAACTTCAAGAAATGAACTATAAAAATTTATATGTTGAAGGAGTAAATGCTGCTGATAAATGGAAGTATAATCCAAAGGTAAATGAAAAGATACCAGGGTTGAACTTTAACAGTAAACGTGTTCAGATTGTTGCTGCGTTTGAGGAGTCCTTAAGACATAACTTTGCAATACGTTCTACGAGACTTTTAAACGAGTTAAATACCTTTGTCTATGTCAATGGTAGACCTGACCACCAAAAGGGTCAACACGATGACCTTATCATGGCAATTGCTATGGCAATTTATGTGGGTGAAAATTCATTTACACAATTAGAGAAAGTTACCGAACAAACTAAAGCCATGATGGAAAGTTGGATGGTTAATGAAACACCAGTTAAGAATACATCTAATGATTTTAATCCAGGTGTACCTGTATTACCTGGTGGGGTTAATCACCATAGGATAAACCGTGAAGCCACGAAACAGGATTATCAAAACAACTCGTGGTTATTTGGAAGATTTTAATTATTTAGTTTAATTCAAATAATGTTACTATTTATCTAAAAAAGGAGCATGGCAGAAAATTATACAATATGGCAACGTCTTACTAAGGTATTCGGTCCCGATTCAACATTGGACCAACAAGCCCCTGTTTTTAAGTTTGATAAGAAAGAACTTTTAAAAACACCGAACAAACAAGAATACGAAAGGGAGAAGTTACAAGCACAACAAACTTTATATCTTGGTCAACAATGGCAGAAGATTGAGAACAACTTATACACTCAAGCTGTTTATTATGAACCAACAAGACTGGCGTCTTTTTATGATTATGAGAGTATGGAGTATACTCCTGAGATTTCTGCAGCCCTTGACATTTACTCAGAAGAATCAACAACAACAAATGAAGACGGATATGTATTACAAATTTATTCAGAAAGCAAACGAATTAAATCAGTCCTTGCTGACCTATTCAACAATAGACTTGATATCTCTACTAATCTTCCTATGTGGACAAGAAATACTTGTAAATATGGGGATAATTTTGTCTACCTCAAATTAGACCCTGAAAAAGGTGTGATGGGTGCTCAACAATTACCAAACATTGAGATTACTCGTCAAGAAAGAGGTATGAAGATTAAGCCCGAAAGGAATTCATCTGATACTGACAATGACTCACTTAAGTTTTTATGGCAAAATAAAGATTTGGCATTTAATACGTGGGAGGTTGCTCACTTTAGATTATTAGGTGATGACCGTAAACTTCCTTATGGTACATCTATGTTGGAGAAAGGTAGAAGAATTTGGAAACAACTTATCCTTTCTGAAGATGCTATGTTAATCTATAGAACATCGAGAGCACCTGAAAGAAGGGTGTTTAAAGTATTCGTGGGTAACATGGACGATAAAGATGTTGAACCGTATGTACAAAGAGTTGCTAATAAGTTTAAACGTGACCAAATTGCTGACCCAAATAATGGTAATATTGACTTAAGATATAACCAAATGGCGGTAGACCAAGATTACTTTATCCCTGTTCGTGACCCTAACGCTCCAAACCCTATCGACACTTTACCAGGAGCGCAGAACTTATCAGAGATTGCAGATATTGAATATATCCAAAAGAAATTATTAACAGCACTTCGTGTACCAAAGGCATTCTTAGGTTTTGAGGAGGTTGTTGGTGACGGTAAAAACTTGGCGTTACAAGACATTCGTTTTGCTCGAACAATCAATAGAATTCAAAAATCTATGATTCAAGAGTTGAATAAGATTGCCATCATTCACTTATACTTATTAGGTTTTGAAGATGAGTTAAATAACTTTACATTAGGATTAACTAACCCATCAACTCAAGCAGACTTACTTAAAGTTGAGCAATGGCAAACTAAGATTCAATTATATAGAGATGCGGTTTCTGACCCAGGAAACGGTATTCAACCTGTTTCATCATCATGGGCTAAGAAACACATTCTTGGATTCTCAGATGAAGAAATTAAATTAGACATACAACAACAACGTATTGAGAAAGCAGTTGCTTCTGAACTTGAAAAAACACCTGAAGTTATTTCTAAGACAGGTATCTTTGCAAACATCGATAAGTTATACGGAAACAAACCTGGTGAAGGTGGTGCACCTGAAGGAGAAACTACTGAACCTGCTGACACTGGATTTGGTGGTGGAGGTTCTGACTTCGGAGGTGGTGATTTAGGTGGAGACTTAGGTGGTGATTTAGGTGGAGACTTAGGTGGTGAGGCTGCAGATACTGGTGGTGATATTGGTGGAGCACCTGAAGGCGGTGATACGGGTGGTGATATTACACCTGAAAGTATTAAAGATAAAGACCTTAATTTAATATTGGAAGATGATATGATTAATGGTATAACTGAACTGGACCTATCTAAAGGACGTAAATCTTTGGGTGAAATTGAAGACAAATTGAAAACATTACTAGATGAGTAATATTTATAATAAAAAACATTATGAATAAGTTTGGTCAAATAAAATCTAATATAGAGTCTTTAATGACAGAATCATATGGTAAATCATCATTTAAAAACCATATGAAATCTTTTAAGAAAAACATTCTTGAAAACAAGAGAATTGCCGAAGCATATTTTCTTTATGATGAACTATCAAAAAACAAAGGTTTATCTAAAGACATTGTTGATGATTATGTAAATGAAAGTATTGAAACTATTAAAAATATTGTTTCTTCAAATACTGAAAAAATCAAAGAGATTAATATGTGGGTTTCTGAAAATGTAAAAACCCAATCTGAAAACAATTACAAAGACATCGATTCAGTTGTTTATAATTCAAGTGTTAAGAATTTAGAGCAAGTATTGGAAAGTAAAAACAGAATTAAAAATACTATTTCAAAAAAAGAAGTTGCAAAAACAGTATCTGAATCTGTTAATATTCCTTTAAGTTCTATGTTAAAAATTGCAACAAACACATTTAATAGAGAGTTTGGAAATATCTCTGAAGAAGAAAAACAAGAATTAAAAACTCTTTTATCATTGGATAAGAAATCATTAACTGAGGAGATTGAAAAGTCTAAATTAGTGGTTATTGAAAAACTTAATACTAAGTTAAATGAATCTACTGATGATGAACTTACTGAAAAGGTTGAAAAAACTATTGAGAAAATTAATGAATCTGAAGTATCTTTAGTATCACTATATAAGTTAAGACAGTTAGAACAAGGTTTGTAATAATATAATATATAAGTAATAAAAAAGGGTTCAGTCTTCTGAACCCTTTATTTTTTGTATATACTCGGCTTTTTGTTTTTGTTTTCTTCTTTTTTCCGTATCTTTTACATGATACCTATTCTCACGAATATTTTCTAGTTGTTTGGTTTTATAAACCTTATACTTATAGCGTTTTAATGCTCGTTCAATATTCTCGTTTTTTCCTACTTTTATTATAATCATATGTGTCCTTAATATATATAAATATCTTTAATTAGTCAATATTTTGACTACGACCCATTTATTGTTTATAATTTCTGTACAAATAAACTTATATGAGAATAGAAAATATATGAAAAAAGGTAAAACCTCACAACTGAAAGGTTTTGAGAATGCTAAATGTAGTTACGGTACTGTGGATGCCAAAGAATTAAAATCAATCTACATTGTAATACAAAGTTGGGTAGAACCAACACAAGAAATGGAAAATTGGAAAAGAGTGACGGGGATGATGGAAAGAGATATAAAACACCACTTATTAGAAACGGTGGACCCATTAATATTTGAAAAACATAATATTGTAGATTTAGACTTAAGAAGTAGTGGTATTCAAATAGGTAAACGTAGTTTTATGAATTTAGAGATTACTTTATTTATAAAAGAACATATGGAATTCAAATCTATACTATTAAGAGAAAAAATAAAAAGT